GTTGGTTGCGAACTCTGCCGCCGCACTCGCAGAAGCAGTTGCGGCTTCACACTCTCGCTTAGTATCAGCAACATCACCGAGCAAGGTAATAAGAATGTCGTAGTTTTCATCATCGGAGATGTCCTCTCCCGAATTTGCCGCCGCTTCGACTTCAATCGTAAATGAGGTCGAGGTTAATTTTCTCGACTCCGAATCGATAATAGAAACATCGCAACGGACAAAATCGTCAAGTTCAAGCATCCAATTCGTGAGAGGGACAGTAACGGTCCCGTCATCGTTCACGCTTCCGGCAAACGACTTCGATGCGTTGTCTGCTCTCTCAGCGTTGATGATAACACTCGAACTCTGTTCAACTACGATGGGTTCTCCCTCGTTGGCAAACGCAACCTGCAAGAATCTCGAATTACTATCATTCTGCTTTGCTACGATTGCTTGAAACAGGTTCTTTTTCGCCACATCAACGGTGATTTGCTTTATAATCTGTGCCATTGTCCTACCTCCTTATGAAAGAGTAATTGATTTCCAAGAACTCCAAGAGCCTTGATATTTGTAACGAATATACATACCGCTACAATCGAAAGTAGTATATCGGTGGAGTTTGTAACCTTGTGGGTTTCCCAAGACCTCCAAATAACCTGCCTTTGCAACAGGGTAATGCCTGTCGGTACTTGCGTTTGCGTTAAGAGACTGAGTGAAGATGCCGTTATCAAGCATATCGTCAAGGTCTTCTGTATTACCTAACTCCTGCACAAAGCCCATAACATTGAAGCCATTCATCATTATTTCACCGATGACATCCAAAGCAGATTGAGGGTCAACATTATTGATACCGACCTTCTGCGACCTGTACGCCATCAAAGGAGTACCCTTATTCAGCACAAAGCCAATCGTGTGAGCGGATAACTCATCTGCCGCCTTAATCTGAATATTGTAGGAGTATCTCGCATCTAAGGTGATGAACGCCGCACTCTCGTAGGAGAAACCGCCGTAGGTCTCTTCGACATCCCCGATGGTGTACCAACTACTCCAAGAGGTTGCGGTAGTTTGTTTGTATCGATACTGAACGGACTGCAAAGTGTTCATCGCAGTACCATCAATAGACACGGAAGAGAGTTTACCTGCAAAGGACAACTGAGTTTGAGCTTCAACCTCGTTTACTCTTCGCATCATCCACGAGTCGATTGTTATGTCGGTGTAATCGATGACTGTAATTGTCATAGACTTACTTGCCGTATAACCTCTGCTATCTGTGGCGGTAACAGTAAGAGTAAGATTTCCCGAACTCGCTATCGCTCCGTAGGAAATACTCGTGGTATTTGAACTCTTCGATACAGTACCTATGGTCGCAGTATATCTTGCAATCGTGGCACCGTTCTTAGCCGTAGCCGCCGTACAAGTAACCAACAACTGAGAGTACGCTTTGATGAAAAGTTGGTTATTCTCAGTAACCGCAACAGTCTTAGCGAGATTGTCCTTAAAAGTAAATCCCGTGAAGGTAGGTGCTGAGTTTGCCGCCGTAGTTTGTATCGTAGCGGTTATACTCGAAGCATCACCGACTTGCTTAGAACCATCATAGGTAGTAAGTACAAAGGTTGCGGTAAAAGAAGCGAGTGCCGACATTGCGTTAAGAATAGTGGTTCTCTGTGCTGCCGTGAACGCATAGGTTTTGTTGTTTGTACCTTTACTTCCCGATAACCCTGTAATCGTCAGAACGCTCGTAGAGCCGTTTTTAATTGCAAGGGTATGAGTGTAGTCGGCATCGTAAACAGTCCAATTCAGCGAAAGCACGGGGTTTGTGGCATCGATTGTCAATGCACTTACAGAGTTCAATACAGAACCGCCAAGCGTGGTAATGTTCGTTCCTGCGGAAGCACCATACAGACCATTGGATTTCTTTCTCGCTCTGACCTTAATATTGTAGGTAACATTCGGAGAAAGACCCGTGATGGTTTTAGTGGCACTTGTTCCGGCAGTAGTCGAGAACTGAGTCCAAGTAGAACCGCCATCGATACTGTACTGCCATATATCACAGGTAACAGAAGCAGAAGCGTTGATATAAACCGAGTTCGCCGTGATGTTTGAATTTGTGAAGGTAAGCGTAGGAGCAACGATGTCGCAGGTGGAAGTACCCGATGTTCCCTTGACTTGATTGCTCTTCTTCCTTGCACGAACCTTGATGGAATAAGACTTACTCGTTAAACCTGTAAGCGTTTTGCTCTGCGAAGTCGCAGAGGTTGTTGAGAACTGAGTCCAAGTAGAACCATTGTCAAGACTGTATTCCCACACATCACAAGTGGTGGAAGCCGTTGCCGTGATTTTAAGACTCGAACTCGATACGACCGATGTAGCACAAGAGACTGTGGGAGCGGCTCTGTCGATGGTGTCAAGATTGACTGTGGTTTTAGCAGTAATCGTACCAATCGATACGCCACTATATGTACCCGAAAAACGCCAAGTCGCTTTTAACTCAACGCCCGTCTTCGTACCATTGGAGTTATGGTAAACCCTTACAGTATAGGTCTTTAAGAGTTTCTTTTTCCAACCCGAAGAGTAGTCGTAGATACTTGCAACTGTGTAAGTCTCAGAAGTACCATTGATGGAAACGGTGGAGTCTGCTCTTGCACCAACTTCGAGTGTGTAATACGACAGATAGACATTCAAGGTAACATCGGTATAGTTGCCGATTTTACTCTGTGAGCCGCTCCATTCGCAGTACAAGCCGAAACTACTTGTCGGGTAATTGTAAAAACTACCGCTTAGTGCCATACATCTCCACCTCCTTAATCAATAAATACCATATTAGTTCCCATCACTACGCCGTTCTCCGTATGAGGGACAAGACGAATCTTGCCACACTCAGCGTATGTCGTGAACATCGCTTTCGGGATAGTCATTTCGTCTGCTTCGATTTCCGTAACGAGCATTTCTCTGTAATAGATTCTAAATGCACGAGGGGTCATCTCAATGTTGTAGTCTTCTCCGACCTTACCGACCTCAATACCCTCAGCCGAAAGCATACGGAAGAGTGCATCTCCGGCAGCAGTCGCTCCGTAAGACCATACGGGGTTTCCATCATTCCAACCATCAGCAGTCCACGCAACACCTTCCGAAGTCATCGTAAAGATGTTTTGACTCTCTTCGAGGTTCGGTTGGTTGTGCATATAGTAGATTGTCGAGCCGTTCTCCTGCTCAACAGGAGTAACAAACAGACCCAACGCATTACTGATAAGCTCGTTAAGAGCCAACACGCTTTGAACTCTGTCGTTAAGGACTTTGTTCTGCTCCTGCTTAATAGCGTTGATTATAGCGGCTTCTGCCTTTGTGAGAGGGTTCGCACTCGCATACCCACTCTTCGTTGCCGTTTCACCCTTACCACCGATACTCGTACTCGTGTTCAAGGTGAAGGTGAAGTCTGTAATAATTGTCGGATGTGCTACGCCGACCTTATCCACAAAGGAGACCTTATCCAAAGGATAGAGATGCGGCATAGGTTTCACAGTAGCCGTAAACGGAGTGTAGGTAAAACCATTCAACTTCGTATAGAGCGTTTCTGCTACGGCTCTGTGGTCGTGTTGGATGAGATTGTTCGACTCAATGTTGAGGGCGTAAGCATCATCACCTACGAGATGAATGGTGTCTCCATCCTTAATCTGAACACCGCTTATAGTAACGGCGTTCTCCTGTAAGTCGGAACTATATCTCTCCTTCGGGGTAATCTCAATGTCGGTGTCTTCGTACCATTTCAGCACGAGATGTCCGTTCCAATCGATGAAAGCACAAGTGCCTGTAATCTCAGCAATCCACGAGAGAATTTGCCTGTAAGTCAAATCGTCTCCGATAGGTGCTTCGTTTACGATGTACCCTGCGTTCGTGAGCGTAAGTGCATCTATGCCGAGAGTGATGTTGCAAATATCGCAGATGCGATAAAGCAGGTCGCTTATGCTGATAGGAAAGGTCAACATAGCAAGGTCAACTGCTTTGTCAAACAACACCATTCGGTCGAGAGCCGACAGAGTGATTTTTGCCAATTTACGAGGAGCTTCGTCAATGGTGAAATATCCGAAAGGAATGTAGTGGTAGTCTGCGTGTTCCCAACGCCTTGCTTCCCACTTCTTAGAACCTACACGGACATATAACTCAGCACCCTCGAAGAAAACCTCATCGAACCTGCCATCCGAGTTATCCAAACTGAGGGAGAGTTCAGCAGCAATAGCAGAACCTATCTCAATCTTGTTTCCCGACACACAGTATCGGTTCACGGAAAACCCACCGAGCGATATATCCTGTTCGCTGAGCTTGATGTTTTCATTCACACCGTTAAAGGAGATTTCTACGACCTGTCGATAGGAGTTCGTAAAGAGGTCGAGTGCTTCTGCGGTAATCGGATAAGCCATATCACACACCCGACCTTTCTACGATGTTAAACGATAGATTCGACCATAACCCCTTTGCGGCGTTATACATAGGAGCAGACCTGTTACCCACATAGAACTCCGAGGTAACATATTTGCCCTGTTTCGCATCCAAATAACAGACCTTGATATATTCCGGGTCAAAGGCTTTAAGGATAGCCGAAACTTCCTCTGTGGTGATGTTCTGCCACGATAATTCCAAACCTACGAGTTGACCGATGCGTTTCTTGTGCATCATCGTGTCTTCGGTTCTTCCTGCATCGGAAGCAGAAACATCTTCCAACTTGTAGAGGTACGAGGAGGGACATTTGACGGACTTGCCATCAACTGAGCGTATAGGATTGTACTCGTTACTCATAATATCCCTCCTTAATAACCAACAGGAACAATCGTCTTTCCGTCTCTGCGGTTCTTCTTCTGAATACCGCCGATGATGTCGTTAGCACCGACAACGGCATTGACAACTGTGTCCTTTTCAAGCAGTTTTCTCAAAAGGTTGTTTTGTTCACGGAGGAGAGCGTTCTGTTCGCTATTCGCATCCGCAACACCTTCGGAGATACCTGCAATAATCTGTTCATTGTTTACTACGGCAGATTTGTTTCCAATCGTACCAACCATTTCGGGACCGGCTTCTCGTGCAATAAACATCTGTCCTGTTGCCGGGAAACCACCCTCAGCGAGAAGAGGAATCTGCGGTACATTGATTGTCTTCAAACCATCGAAAGGCTTAATACCAACAATCTCGATACCCTTTATCCACTTCAAAGCAGAGTTGATTCCGTTAAACGGGATAGAGATTACCTTGTTCAGTCCCTTTATGATTCCGTTCACTACGAACTTAAATGCTGAAACGATGCCATCCTTGATGTCAACGAATATCTCTCCGGCAATCGAGAACACCTTGACGATGCCCTGCCACGCCTTTTTGAAAGTATCGCTGAAAAATGTAGCAACCTTACTGAAAACGGACTTGACTCCTTCCCAAGCCTTTTTCGCTTTCTCTACGAATCCATTCCATAGGTTCGAGAAGAAACCTGCAACGGGTTGGATGACCTTTTCGTTTATCCAATTACCGATAGTGGAGAACACCGACTTGATACCATCCCAAGCGGCAATCGCCCAAGTCTTAATACCATTCCACATATTCGAGAAGAATGTAGCAACAGGGGTAATGATGTGTTCGTTAAACCATTCGGAAACGATGCCCCAAACTGCCTTGATAATCTCCCAACAACCACTTGCGATAACGCCTATGTTGTAGAAGATGTCGGAGATAGTTTGGAAGATGCTACCGAATAATTCGGAGAACCAATCAATCGCAGGAGAGAAGAACTCCACGATAGCGTTCCAACAGGTTGATGCCGCCGAAGAAATTCCCTCCCACAAGCCGGTGAAGAAACCTGCAACGGGTTGGATGACATACTCGTTGAACCAATCAGCACAGACATTCCATACATCGACAACGCCTTGCCACAGGTTCACGAAGAACTGTCCTACGGCTGCCAATGCGGTACTGCACCAAGAACAAATTG